GAGCTATTTGAATTCAATCAAGAGACGTTTGCAACAAGCATACCTATGATTGATGACACATATAATGCTCTAAGCTTTAAGCTAGCAAATAGTACTCAAGCAGTTACATCATTCAATGTATCTGCAATAGATAAGCAAGCACAAAATGAATTGTTTGAGACACGTGGTGATGATATTCTTGACTTTACAGAAATCAATCCATTCTCAGAGGCTAACACATACTAATGAAAACATTCAAACAACTTGTACAAGAACTTTTTGTTAGAAACGCCGCTGGTAAACTTATCAAAGTTCCTAATGTAAAAATTAGAATGGCTGACGGTACAATTAAATCTCTACCACCCGGAAAGAGTGGTAGTTCAGGCGGTGGCAACGGCGGTGGTGACTAATAATGTTTGGATCTGAATATTATCACGAGACCATAAGAAGATATGTGGTGGTATTTGGTACCATGTTTAACGATATGGTTGTGTGGAGAAGAAACAACGCAGGAACTATTGTTAAACGTATTAAGGTACCAATTGCCTATGGCCCAAGAGCCAAGTTTTTATCCAGGATTCAGCAGGACCCCAATCTAACAAAACCAGATGCTATTAGTTTACCCAGAATGAGTTTTCAAATCTCTGGGTACAACTATGACCCAACTAGAAAATTATCAACTATTGGTACAATTAAAGTCCCTAGCGATAATCAAGTCAATGCTAGAGTATACAATCCTGTACCGTGGGATATAGATTTTGAACTTTCAATATACGTTCTCAACGCTGAAGATGGTACTCAGTTACTTGAACAGATTTTACCATATTTCACACCTGAATGGACAAACACAATCAAGCTTGTAGATGATTTAGATCTACGTATGGATGTTCCAGTTGTTTTAAATACAGTAACAACAGAAGACACGTATGAAGATGCATATGAGAGCAGAAGGACAATAATCCATACACTAAATTTTACAATGAAAGGTTACATGTTTGGTCCTGTTAAAGATAAAAACATTATCAATACAGCTAATACGAGGTTGTTTGTTGTTGATGGCTTTAGTGCAAATATTGAGGCTGAGTCCAATACAATTTCCTCAAACGCAACTCTATCTAATACTTTATTCTTCACAACAACTCAAGTCCGTCCGGGTCTTGATGCAAATGGTAATCCAACAACGGATCCAGCTATAACAATCCCAGCTGCCAACATAGCAGCAAATGACAACTGGGCCTATATTGTAACTACAAACACAAACCCTGATTTCCCAGTGGATGATCCAACTAATGACCCAGATACTTAAACATAAAGAAACAATGAAAAGCGTTTCAAGTGCCCTTGATATGACACCACTTCCAGTTGCAGTGAAGGAAGAGGAGGAAATTGTGGAATTGCCAGATGAATCAGTACAAGATGACTTTGACTATGCTAGAGATAATATGCGTCAACTTATCCACAAGGGACAGAATGCTCTTGATGGAATTTTGACCATTGCAAGTGGCAGCGAGCACCCAAGAGCATATGAAGTAGCAGCAGCTCTAATGAAGACAATGGCAGAAACAAATAAAGATTTGCTAGAGCTTCAGAAGACAAAGAAAGTCCTACAAAAAGAAGATCCAAAGGCTCCTCAGACAGAGGGCCCACAGAATGTCACAAACAATTTGTTTGTTGGATCTACTGCTGAACTACAAAAGATGCTTAGAGATAAACAAGATGAGTATATTGAGAGCGATCAAAACTAAACACGCCTCTACCACCTCTTATAAGGGTAATCCTAAGCTCAAAGCCGCAAACTCCCCTATGGAGTTTACCAAGGAGCAGGTTGCCGAGTACATCAAGTGTTCTCGCGATCCAAAATACTTTGTCAGGCATTACATTAAGATTATCCATATCGATCGTGGATTAATTAACTTTGATATGTACCCTTATCAAGATGACATTGTTGATACAGTGATGGATAACAGATTTGTCATCTGTAAGATGCCTCGTCAGACAGGTAAGACTACCACAGTTGTTGGCATTATTCTTTGGTCAATCTTATTCAATCCAACTTATAACGTAGCCATTCTTGCCAACAAGTTCCAGCAGGCTAGAGAAATCTTATCAAGAATTAAGCTTGCCTATGAGAACCTACCAAAGTGGATCCAACAAGGGATAGTGCCAGGTGGCTGGAATAAAGGTTCTATTGAACTAGAGAATGGATCAAAAGTCCTTGCATCAGCAACATCTTCATCCGCAGTTCGTGGTGGATCTTTCAACCTAATCTACCTTGATGAGTTTGCATTCGTCCAGCCAAACCTACAGGAAGAGTTTTTTGCCTCTGTGTATCCTACAATTTCATCTGGTAAGACATCTAAGGTAATGATTACATCCACACCCAATGGTATGGAGCTGTTCTATAAGATTTGGGTTGATGCTGAGAATGGCAGAAATAGCTATAAGGCTGTGGCAGTTAACTGGTGGGATGTTCCGGGTAGAGATGATGCTTGGAAACAAGAAACAATTAATAACACTTCTGCCGAACAGTTTAGGCAGGAACATGAATGTGAATTTCTAGGGTCCTCAAACACATTAATTAGTGGTGGAGCTCTACGTAGGATGACATTTCTACCACCCATTGAAGAACATGGCGATTTAAAAATATACAAGCTGCCTGAAAAAGATCATATCTATACAATATCAGTGGATACATCTAGAGGCACTGGTGCCGACTATTCAGCATTCTCAGTAATAGATGTTACACAGTTTCCGTATGAGATTGTGGCCACGTATAGGAACAACAAAATATCACACTTATTATACCCATCTACGATTGATAATGTGGCAAGAAACTATAATAATGCCTATATTCTAGTTGAAACTAATGATAATGGCCAGCAGGTTGCTGATTCACTGAACTACGATTTAGAAAATGAAAATGTATTGAAGACAGCGCAGTCTAAATCAGGCCAGGTTTTGACTAGTGGGTTCAATGCAAGTGGCTCTAAGTTTGGTGTCAAGACATCTAAGCAGGTCAAAGCAATTGGATGTGCTACGCTAAAAATGCTGATTGAAGAAAACAAATTACTAAATTATGACTATGATATTTTACACGAGATGACTACTTTTATAAGTAAAGGTACATCCTACGAAGCAGAATATGGCAAGAATGATGACTTGGCAATGACCTTAGTTCTTTTTGCCTGGATGTCAACACAAAACTTCTTCAAGGAACTTACAAGTATTGATATCCGCCAACATTTGCTTAATGGAATTCCTCAAGCTGCTGACGACGACCTCCTCCCATTTGGAATTATAGACGATGGTAGGCATGAATTTAAAGATGACACAGTAGTTAAATACACGTCTAATTTTGATAAAATGTTGGCGTCCTAAAACATGAACCTAGGGAATTTATAAATAATTTCAGTAGCTTTATTCAATAGATTTGTCTACGAGGAGAATCACGATGGCATTTCAAGTTAGCCCAGGCGTAAATGTAAGCGAAATCGACTTGACAACAGTGGTCCCTGCCGTATCCTCCACAGAAGGTGGTATTGCAGGTGTTTTCCGTTGGGGTCCAGTAAACGATAGAGTAAATGTTTCAAACGAATTAGAACTAGTAGACAGATTTGGTCTACCAAATGACGAAAATTTTGAAACCTTTATGACAGCATCTTCCTTTTTGGCATATGGCAATCAGCTATATGTTTCACGTGCTGCAGATGCAAATGCATATAATGCATATGCCAACACATCGGCCGTAGCAAATCTCCAGGTTAAGAACTTGGATGACTACCTAACAAAAACAACTGGTTCTTCACAAGGTGCAATTTACCGAGCCAAGTATCCAGGTGCACTAGGTAATTCTCTAAAGGTTTCCATTTGCGACAGCTCAAATGCTTGGTCATCAAATGTAATGTCCTCTGTTGACAATGCCAACAACACACTAACACTAGCAATTAGCATTGGTGCAAATACAGGTACATTGACAGCAACTCAAGCATCACAAAACGTAACAGCAATTACAGTAACAGCTGGTGGTTCAGGTTACGACAATACAGACGTAGTCGTTCTATCCAATGGTGTTGTTAATACAGGCAACTGCACAGTAACAACTAACTCAACTGGTGGTATTACAGCAGTAACAGTTGTTGGAGCTGGTCAGTTCCCAAATACATCAGTTATCCAAATTTTTGTTGCCAACTCAACTTCTGGTGGTAGTAACACCTCAGCTGGCTCAAGTGCAACATTCTCAATTACACTTGGTTCAACAGCTGCTGCAAATACACTAGCAAATACTGAATTGAACACACAACTAGGCTTACTAACAGTCGGCGATAAGTTGAAAGTAAACTCACAGTATCTAAAGCTTACTGCAATTGGTTCACCTTCAGGTGTTTCAAATGGCGTTGTTCAAGCTACCTTATCATTTGAATCTCTATACACTGGTTCAAACGCAGTGTCCTTAACAACTAATAGCACTGTTGCTAATGCTGTTTCCCGTTACTGGGAATACTTTGATGTAACAGATGGTGCTCCAGGCACATCTGTATACGTATCAGAGCGTGGTGGTTCGTCAGACGAGCTTCATGTTGTAGTTGCTGACGAAGATGGTCTAGTCACAGGTATTAAGAACACAATTCTTGAAAGATGGGAAAGACTATCAAGAGCAACAGACTGCAAGAGAGACGGTGCTTCAATTTATTATAAGGATGTGATTAATAACGGCTCAGAATGGTTGTGGTGGTTTGCTGACAATGGTAATGCCTCATCCAATACAGCCAACAATATGTCATCCTCTGACACCAACTCAAAGCCAACAACTAAGTCACTCATAGGCGGTGCAGATGGTGCTGGCGAAAGCACAATCGCTGTCAGCTACCTTGCTACAGCATATGACAAGTTTGCTTCTGCAGAAGAAGTTGACATTTCATTGATTCTAACTGGTAAGGCAAGAGGCGGCACATATGGTGAGCAACTAGCTAACTACCTAGTTGACAATATTGCAGAAGTTCGTAAGGATTGTGTCGTGTTTGCATCACCAGACCGTGGTGATGTAGTCGGTGTTACGGCTGGTTCACAAGCTGGTAACATTACACAATTTAGAAATGCACTAAGATCATCATCTTACGGTGTAATAGATTCTGGCTACAAGTACATGTACGATCGTTATAACGACGTCTACCGCTACGTACCACTAAATGGTGATACAGCTGGCTTGTGTGTAAGAACTGACACTATCAGAGATCCGTGGTATTCACCAGCTGGATTCAATAGAGGTCAAATCAAAAATATTGTTAAGCTAGCTTATAATCCAGATAAGGCTGACAGAGATACGTTGTACAAGGCAGGTGTCAACCCAGTGACAACATTCCCAGGCCAAGGTACTGTATTGTTTGGCGACAAGACATTGCTTGCTAAACCATCAGCATTTGATAGAATCAACGTACGTAGATTGTTTATCGTTCTTGAAAAAGCAATCGCCACTGCTGCCAAGTTCACTTTGTTCGAGTTTAACGATGAGTTCACAAGAGCTCAGTTCCGTAACTTGGTTGAACCTTACCTACGTGAGATCCAAGGCCGCCGTGGTATCTACGACTTCAAGGTTGTTTGTGACACAACAAACAATACACCAGAAGTTGTCGATGCTAACCAGTTTGTTGGTGATATCTTCATCAAACCAGCTCGCTCAATCAACTTCATCCAACTAAACTTTGTAGCAGTTAGAACTGGTGTTGAGTTTAGCGAAGTTGTTGGTTCAGTTTAATCGGTAAGGAGAAACATAAATGGCCTTCAATATTAACGACATTAAGAGTCAGCTACAGGGTGGTGGCGCCCGCCCTTCGCTGTTCCAAGTCAGAATCACAAACCCTGCAACATCAGCAGCTGATTCAGTCGTACCTTTCATGGTAAAGGCTGCTCAGATTCCAGCATCAACTGTTGCGCCAATTGAAGTCTTCTACTTTGGCAGACCAATTAAGTTTGCTGGCCAGAGAGTATTTGATAACTGGACAGTCTCTATCATCAATGATGAAGACTTTAGAGTTAGAAAAGCTCTTGAAACTTGGTCATACAACATTAATTCCTACTCTGGTAACATTCGCGAATTTGCCACATCAGCTCCAGCTGAATACAAAGCTCGTGCAGAGGTTATCCAGTTCAGTAAGACGGGTGAAGAACTTCGCTCATATGTCTTCGAAGGCATCTTCCCAATTGCTATAGGTCCAATCGAACTATCGTGGGAAAATGGTAACGCTATCGAAGAATTCCAGTGTGAGTTTGCTCTAGATTACTGGACAGTCCCAGCTGACGGTCAAGAGTAATAGGGGATAAAGAGGGCCGCTAAATATAAGCGGCCCTCCTACTCTCTACTAGAGGTTATATAATATGGAATTATTTGGGTTTACAATTAAACGAAAGGAAGAAGAGCAGCCACAGCTGATGGCTGTCACTCAGCCTTCATTCGTTCCCCCAGTAAATGACGATGGTGCCGTTATCGTATCAGGTGGCGGCGTTGTAGGTACCTATGTTGATTTAGAAGGTACTGCAAGAACTGAAGCTGAGCTAATCACAAGATATCGTCAACTATCTCTCCAACCAGAAATTGAAACTGCTGTAGAAGAAATTGTAGGTGAAATAATTTCCTACGATTCAAACCAAGAGCAGGTCAATATCAATCTTGACGATCTTGAATTTTCAAAGCAGCTGAAAGATAAAATATCTGAAGAATTTAATGAAGTCAAAAAACTACTTGACTTTTCGTCATCTGGTTTCGATATTATTAGAAGATGGTATGTTGATGGTAGATTGTACTACCATGTTATTATTGATACAACTAATCCCCAAGACGGTATCAAAGAACTACGCTATATTGATCCTAGAAAGATTAGAAAGATTAGAGAAATTAAGAAAGAGAAAGGCAAGACCATCACTGTACAAAATGAATACTATATGTACAATGATAAGGGATTCCAAGCTAAGGAAGTTACATCTTCTACAACTGGCTTGAGAATTGCTAAGGATTCAATTGTTCTAGTATCGTCAGGTCTACTAGACGAAAATAACTCATACGTTCTATCATATCTTCATAAGGCTATTAAGCCTATGAACCAACTACGTATGCTAGAAGATGCTTCTGTAATCTATAGATTAACAAGAGCACCAGAAAGAAGAGTATTCTATATTGATGTTGGCAATCTTCCAAAGATGAAGGCAGAACAATATCTTGCTGACATGATGCAGCGTCATAAAAATAGATTAGTGTATGATGCTACAACTGGTGAAGTCAGAGACGATAGAAAGTTTATGACAATGACGGAAGACTTCTGGATCCCACGCCGTGAAGGTGGTAAGGGTACAGAAATAACAACTCTACCCCCTGGTGCAAACCTAGGTCAGATGGAAGATGTCCTATATTTCCAAAAGAGACTATATCAGTCATTGCATGTTCCGGTAACAAGATTAAATTCAGAGCAAGGATTTAGCTTGGGTAGATCAGCAGAAATTACCAGAGAAGAATTGAGATTTTCAAAGTTTGTTGACAGATTGAGAATGAAGTTCTCAGTGTTGTTTAAGGATGCTCTTGGCAAGCAGTTAGTTCTAAAGGGCATTGTAGCTCAAGAAGAACTACCTGAGATTATGTCGAAGGTTAAATTTGACTACGTCCAAGATGGCTACTTCACTGAATTGAAGGAAGCTGAGATCATTACAAATAGAGTTAACACTGTTAAAAATATGGAAGATATGATTGGTGTTTACTACTCTCGTAACTTTGTCCGCAAGAAAGTTCTACGTTTGTCAGACCATGATATTGAACAAATGGAAGAAGAAAATGCAGAGGATCCGATCCTTCAACAGCAAGTAGATCAACAAAGCGTTGAACAAGAGATGCAGCAACAACAACAGGACCAGCTGCAGCAACGTAAAGCTGATACGGAACAGGTTTAATTGAACAGATTGATAAATAATTAGAATATTGGAGTTACTATATGTCAGAACAAGTAAAAGATATGATTGGTGCAGTTATTAACCAGGATGCAGCTGCATTCTTGGATAAGTTTGAAACTGCAATCAATACAAAGGTAGCAGCAAGATTGGATGCAATGTATCCAGAAGTTGCTCATGCAGTAATGAACTCACAAGCTGAAGTAGAGGCAGAAGTACCTGCTGTAGAAGCTCCAGTTGAAGTACCAGCAGAACAATAAGAGGAATACCATGGCCACAATTCGCGAATCATTAAAGAAGCTAGTAGAGGTTGCAAAGCCTGTTCCTGGTGATGAGCAGGAATTTGTGGCCAAGCATGGCATGAAGGTTCTTGACTTTCAGGGTAAAGATTCAATCTCTCAAGAGTCGCCATACGATCACATTCTAAAGAATGTTGCTGCAATCAAGAAGCCAGGTGATCCAGGTAAGGATGACCATGGCCACGATGCACCAGGTGAGTCAGAAGCTGCCTATCATCTTCCAGAATCAAGAGATGCAAAAATTGCTAAGCTATCAGAAATGATGGGCAAGGAAGATGACGAAGAAGACGAAGATGAAGATGAAGATGAAGATGAAGATGAAGATGAAGATGAAGATGACGACAAAGAAGAAGTGAAGGAAGCTAAGCAAGTTGTTGGTGTTGAGATGCATTATAAGCATCCAACAAAGAAGCCATTTAAAGTCACACACTTCTCTGTTCAAGATGCTGAGCGTGGCAAAAAAGATTATGAGAAGATGGGCTATAAGCTAGTTGGCAAAAAGGCTCAGATGGGTGAAGAGAAAGATTACGAATTATCAGCTGCTTCTTTTGAAAGAAAAAGAAAGCAAAAAGAAATAGCAAGCAATTTACTTGATGCTGAAATGAAAAAGCGTAAAGAAGAACGTGCTGCAAAGAAGCAAGCTGGTGTTCAAGGTCGTCCTTCAACAGTTAGTGCTGAAACTGAGGCTATGAGAAATAGACATCAGTCAATGGTAAAGCAAAAGATTCACAATACATGAAAAAGTTTTTAGACTATCTTAATGAAGAAGGTGAGTTACAAGGATCCTTGCATAGCAAGAATCCAATGAAAGTTAGAAAGGCAGCTGGCGAGCTGAGAGCAGAGATGCGTGACAAGATTCCAGCTCACCATGCAGAAAGATTAATTAGTAAGTATAGCAACCACCCTAAACTTGCTAGTGAACTAAGAAGTGCAAAAGAAAAGTATCCAGAAGCTGATGTGAGACCTATTTTAAAGACTCATATCAGACAGATGAAAATACCACACATGGGTGTATAAAAATGCCAGACTACGTAAAATTTTTAGGGGAACAAACCACTATCAACAGTACACCAACTACTGTTAGTAATGCTAATATTGTTCGTGTTACAAACACTGACTCGAGTAATCTTGTAATTATTGAACAGAAAAGTAATAGTACAACAACAGTTGCAACATTTACACTCAATTTTGCTGGTTCAGATGAAAGTAGTGTTTATCTCATTAAAGAACCTACTCACACTTTAGAAATTCAAAGTGGTGTAGCTGTTGTTAGAGCAGTCTCGGTAGCGTATAGATAAGGGGCACAGCAATGAAACTAATTTGCGAAGTACTTGAAGAAGTAAAACTAATAACAGAAGAAAAGGAAGATGGCAAGAAGGACTTCTATATTGAAGGTGTCTTCATGCAGGCTGATCTAAAGAATAGAAATGGCCGTATCTACCCTATGCCTGTTATGGAGAAGGAAGTCAATCGCTACGTCAAAGAATACGTAGATACAAAGAGAGCTTTTGGTGAGCTAGGCCACCCAGAAGGCCCTTCAATCAATCTTGACCGTATTTCTCATATGATTACGGAACTAAAGAGAGATGGATCTAACATTGTTGGCCGCGCCAAGATTCTAGAAACACCAATGGGCAACATCGCAAGAAACATTATTCAAGGTGGTGGCTGCCTAGGTGTATCATCACGCGGTATGGGTTCATTAAAAGATATGAATGGCATCATGGAAGTCCAAGATGACTTCACTCTTGCAACAGCTGCTGATATTGTAGCTGATCCATCGGCACCGGGTGCATTTGTTAACGGTATTATGGAAGGTGTAGAGTGGGTATGGGATAATGGTTTGTTGAAGGCTCAACAAATTGAACTGTATAAAGAAGAGATTGAGAAGGCAGCAGCCAAGCCAAATAAGCGTGCTTTAGAAGAAGCTATGCTAAAGACATGGACTGACTTCCTGTCAAAACTTTAATTTTATAAATAATAATAACCAATTTACGTAAATTATTTGGGAGAAAATACAATGTCAGAAGTACTTCAAGAAGAAGATTTTAAGGTACCGGGTGTTAACGCATCTGTTGCCGGTCCTGTCGACCCAGCTGGTGGTAAGGACACATCAAAGGCAGCCAAGAAAGATGCTGGCATGCCAATGGAAAAGCTAAAGGCCGTACAAGAGGACCTAGCTGCTCTATTTGATGGTTCAGAACTATCAGAAGATTTTAGAGAAAAAGCAACAGTTATTTTCGAAGCTGCTATCAACGAGAAAGTTTCTGGCGTTGTAGCATCTCTAGAAGAGCAATACGAAGCACGTCTTTCAGAAGAAGTGGGTGCTATTGAAGAGGCTCTAGTAGAGAAGATCGATAGCTACCTAGACTATGTCGTAGAACAGTGGGTAGAAGAGAACAAGCTAGCAATTGAAAGCGGTATTAAGGCCGAAGTAGTTGAGAGCTTTATGGAAGGCCTAAAGGGTCTTTTCGCAGAACATTATGTTGATGCTCCACAAGAGAAGCTAGATGTATTAGCTCAGACAGCTGCAGAAGTTGAAGAACTAAAGGCAAAGCTATCTGCATCAATTAATGAAAATATTGAACTATCTAAGAAGCTAGAAACAGCAGAAGCAGAAAAGGCATTTACTGAAGTATCAGAAGGCCTAGCTGCAACTCAAGTTGAAAAGTTTCGCACATTAGCAGAAGGCCTAGAGTATGCCGACGTTTCTTCTTATAAGAAGAAGCTAGGTATGATCAAGGAATCATACTTCGCCGCTAAGAAGGTAGAAGCTAATGCTCAGCAACAGCTAAATGAGGAAGTCGCTCCTGCTCCAGCAGAGAAG